AACGAAATAAGGTCCATTTAAAATTATTACAGTTCTTAGGATTTAAATTTCTAAGAGAAGTGAAACATGGACCAAACAACTTATCCTTTATAGAATTTTGCCGTGTGTTTAGGAGCGCAAGCTAAAGCAGCTAACGCAGCTGCAATGCGAGATTACGAGTATAAACTCGAAAAAAGAGAACGGAGCTGGATGCAAACTCTGAGCATGACTCAGGTTGAACAGCTTCAATATGAACAAGGAATAGATGCCAGTAACCTTGGATTAGCTAATGTCTATTCAGATATACAAGAAAAGCATGGTGATTTAATAGATAAAGCCATGGTAGCTAGCCAAGAAGATTGGAAAAAATTTTTAGCAAATAATAAAGCTGGTGAAATGAAAGCTGCTGGTAGGCTAGGTCGATCTACTGACAGAATAGGAGCCATTGAACTTGGTCAGTACCTAAAGAAAGGTAATGACATGGCTAGAGCACTAACTGATGCTGGTACTGAATTAAGTAAACAAGGTGCAGCAGCAGCAGGTCAAGCAAGGCAACAACAACTACAAATGTTTACTAATGTAGCCTTTGAAAAACATCCTGATATTGCACCACCTGAACCTGTTATGCAGAATGTAGGTGCAGCTGCATTTATGGATGCTTTAAGTATTGGTAGTTCAATAGCAACAATGTATATGCCTTTCAAATAAATTATGGTAAAAAATTTCTATCAACCCACCCCTCCAGTTGACTGGACAAAAAAATTAGAAGAGGTTTATGCTAGACAAACTAGACAGCTAGAAGAACATCATGCTAATCTTAGAGCAAGAGATAAGCAGATGGTTGCTAAAGCTGAAGCTGAAGATATCACTAAGGTATTCTCTAGTCTTGCTGGTTTTTCTTCTTCAATAGCTAAAGCAGTTAAGAAAGACCCAGGACAAGTAGCTGAGAAACAAAAAGAAGATTTCGCTTTATTGAGATCTAAACTAACTCCCCAACAAGTAGCTGATAATACATTAGGTAAGATTGTTGAAGATTATTGGTCTCAAGATAAAAGTTTTAGAAAAGATAAAAGAAATTTAGTTAAATTATTAGAGAAGCATAAAGTTGAAGAGGGTAGTGATTTATATGAATATATGTTAAATAGCAGTGCTGCTGAACATGTAAATACAAAGAAATTTGTAGGATATGAAACATTAAAAAATTCCTATGGAGAGTATGGTACATATGTACAATCTTTAAAAGGTGATGATCTAATTAAATATAGGACTGATGTAAAAGAAAGTCCAGAGGCAAAGAAACAACATTATAAAAAATGGGTTTTAGATAAATTAGGTAAACTTAATTTCTCTGATAAATTCACTTATGGTGTACTTGAACCTGAATTAGAACGAATCGCTAATACAGAAGGGGTTATATTTGGTTTACAACAAAAAGGTTTAAAATTAACTAAAGATACTGTAAAACTAGAAGCTGATATATCTACTTATATACAAGATGAAGTCAACAATCCTGGTAGTATAGCAACTGGTTTTTCAGATCTTATTAGTGAAATATCTTTAAAAAAGAATATATCAAAAGCTGAAGCTAAACAAGAGTTAATAGTAAATTTAAATCTATCAGGATATAATGGTGATTTTAAAGATCATGAATTAGCAGCAGCTAAACAAGGATTATTAGTAGGACATCCAGCTGGTGATAAAGGTGAGATTTTATTTACACAGAAAGATTGGGATTTCATACAAGCTGGAATAGATAATGGTAATACAGCTAGAACTAATGCACATAAATTAGAATGGAAAGGTAAAACATCTAAGATGATAGATGCTGTTATATCTGGCAATGTCACAAAAGATAAGTATGATGAATTTATTGTACAAGGTCAAGCTAATGGTTTAACAAATGATAAAACTTTTCAGTACTTACAAACATTAGATCCTGAATCCCAAACTGAAAGAGTCTATACTAATGAAAGAGTAGAGTGGGAACCATTTCTAACAGGTGAAGCACAAGGAAGTCTTCCTATTAAAGAGATGAAGGAAAGGGCAAAAACTATTAGAAGTGGTAAATTGAAAAGAGAAATAGAAGCTAGAATTAAAGAAAGTGAACTTAGACAATCTACTGCATTAGGTTCTCCATCTGATTTCCTAGCAGCTTCAAAAATCAAAATCAATAAGGTTGCAGGTAAAGTAGGTATTGACCCGAATATTCCATTAGAAGGTGAAGCAGAAGAAATACAACATTTGATAACAAGAAAACGTAAATGGATTTTAGAACAATTCCCTGCTACTATACAAGGAGTTAGTGATGCAAATGATGCTTGGGAAGCTTGGTTAGACAAAAACGGTTTCTATGTACAAGATAATCCTTTAGATCCACAACCAGGTGTCGGTATATTATCTCAAACTGTTGATGGAGAATTCAACAATTATAAAACTTCTAAAGATTTATTCAACAAAAGTAAGATTCAAAATTCCCAAGTACCAACAACAAAGAATCTAAATAATTGGTATCATGAAATGCATGTTAATTATAAAAAAGTTGAACATGAGGGATTGAGTCTATCTTCTAGAGGACGTACTACAAAAGAAACATTGATTAAAAAGAAGGGCGTATTAGATCCTGAAGATGTTGTAGGTGCATTTACAGCTAGCCCAGATGGTGGTCTTTTTATAAGTCCTGAAGTTAGAATTAAAGCTGCTATGTTAGGTGTCACTCCTTCAACTTTAATAAAAGAGCAAGCCTTAGCTTTAAAAGATGAGCCAATATTTAAATCATTAGGATTAGAAACAAGAATTAAAAATCTTGAAGAACAGCCTGATCTGAAAATAAATAAAATACTTGCAGCAGCTAATCAACCTAACGTTCTATTTAAATGGGAGCGAGGTAAAATTAATTCACCTAATTCAATCAAACAACTTTATATTATTCTAACTGAAAACTTAAATAAAACAGCTAATCAAAGAGCTGATGAAAGTGACAAATGGAATCCAAATCCTGTCTTTGAAGGTATAGATGTTAACAATGTAAACCAAGACATAGGCTAATTATGGCAACAATAAATAATCTTGATTATGGATCTATGCCTCCATCTACGGATGAAGAAGAGAAAGATGAACCTATTCAAGAACCTTCTACGGAAGGGACATTTAAAGAAAGAGCTGCACAAGTAGAACCTGGAGAAATTGTACCTCACTCATGGGGTATAAGAAAACCTAGACCTGGAGTAGGTGGTTTCATCCAAGATGTAGGGCAGAGGATGTGGGAAAACGCAGCTCCTGTTGTAGGTCTCTCAGATACTATTATAGATACTATTAACCTAGCTTCTGCTGGTGATAAGTATGATATCCCTAAACTACCTAAATATGAAAGTGATGCTGTACAAGCTATACGAAATATATCTGGACTAGTAATACCTTCATTAGGACTTAGAGCTAAAGCATTGCAATGGGGAGCTAAAGCTAAAGCAGCTGGAGTAGGAGCACCTTGGTTACAAAAACTAGGTAACTCTAAATCCTTTGAATACTTTGCTAAGTTCGGTATAGATGTAGGTACTGGAGCAGGTGTAGATTATGTAGCAGAACAGAATCAACAAGATGATAATGTATTTGGACTTTTAAAATCTTATTGGCCAAAAACATATCAATGGATACCTGATAGTATAGCTACAACTGCTGATGATAGTGCAGGTGAAAAACGTGCTAAGAATGTAACAGAAGGTGCTTTATTCAACGTACTTGCTGGTATAGTTGAAGGTGCAGCTTACTTACTTAAAGGTGGTAGAAGTTTAAAAAGAACTTCACAATTCTTACCTTCTAAAAAGAATGGTGTAGAGAAAATTAATGAACTAGCTAAGGATGAATTTACTGATATTAAATTCTCTGATAAACCTATCGAAGACGAAGTACTACGAGGTTATGCTAGAAAAGAAAAAGAACTTAATTTACTTTCTGAGTATTATGTAAGTAAAGGTGAACCGCCTATAGATTGGGATTTATATGATGAAGGAGAAACATTAGTTCGTACTAAAGATGCTGATGGTATTATTGGTGCTCAAGCTGATGCTGCTCAAATTCAAAATAACATACAATCTACTTGGGGTAGAATAGGTAACTTAGTACATGAAGCTGCTAGAAAGGAAGGTATAGAATTAGAGAATCTGACTAACAGAACTCTTGTATCTGAATTAGCAGGTCAAATAAAAGAAGGAGGTTCATTTAGTAAGAGATTAAGATCAGGAGCTTATATTACTGATAAGATGATGGATGAAGCTGGTAAGGTATTAGCTGCTACATTACTAAATCCTAGAGTAGAACCTGATGAGATCATAGGATTATTAGATGAATTTAAAAGAGCTGTAGACGGCTCTGCAATAAGGATAGCAGGTAAGAAAGGTATCAATAGAGCTGTTAAAGAATTAACTAGACAATTAACTGATTTAGATACACATAAAGCTAGAGCATATTTAGCTACTTCAGAAGCTGGTCAAGTAGCAGACTTCTCAGAAGGTGCTAGATTAATGGAAGATGGTGATTCAGTACTTAGAACTGTTGATGCTATGGCAGATCGCTTAGAAGTATTAATGGTAGAGAAAGGTTTAGCTAACTTTGAAGCTGGTTCTATGTATGCAAACATGGACGCTTGGAAGAAAGCTGTAGATACTGGAGATTCAGAAGTTATCAATGCTACTGCTGATACTATATTAAATGCTCAAACAGGTAAACTAAGAGAGATTATACCACAAGTTAAAGAGTGGACTAATACCCTCAAAACTACAGCAAGAGAGAATCCTGAATTCCTAAGACCATTACTATTAGCTAATGAATTTACTGATGGTGATGTAGATAGTTTATTCAAACTTCACATGGATGCATCTAATAGATTAGGTGTATTTAAAAAAGCTATAGTTGATGGTAATCCTAATGTACCTTCTATAATAAATAAAGTTTGGTGGAGTAATATATTTAACTCTAACTTATCAGCTATGGCAACACCTGCTAAAGCTGCAGTAGGTAACTTAACTGGTTTATTAGGTAGAGGTCTAGCTACTATTAGTGGTGCTGTATTACATGGTGACACAGAAAGAGCTACTAAAGCTATGGTTGCTCATTTTGCATTAGATGATACTCTTCAGAAAGCAATGAATCATATGAAGTTAGTATTTAAAAAATCTTCTATTAATCCTAAAGAAGTTAGTTTTATAATGCGTGATGATATTGCAATCAAAGAAGAGAAGGCTTTAACTTATTTAAGATCATTTGCAGATGCAGCTTCAGAGAATGGTGAAGATGGTGCAAGTATGTTACTTAGTGTCTATGATGATTTAGATGCTTTAGCACAAGATCCTGTACTTAGATTTGGTGGTAATGCTATGACAGCATTTGATGGTTTTGCTAAATCAGTAACTGCTAATACAGAAGCTAAGTATAGAGTATTAAATAAGCTTGCTCAATCAGGTGAAGAAATTACTGATAAGAGTTTTAAAAAAGCTGTAGATGAAATGTATACTAGTATGCAAGGAGAGAATGGTTTATTTAACGATGAGACAGTAGAAGCAATTAATAGAGAAATAGCACTTAATGCTGATTCTCCTATAGTTGATGCTTTTAATAACTTCCTTAAACTATTCCCAGCTGCTAGAACCTTTATACGTTATCCAAGGACTACTGCTAATGTGATTGATACATTTGGTAGATGGGGTCCAGCAGGTGCATTAGCGTCTGATTATCGTAGGATGTGGGGTGCTGGAGCTAAATCATTAGACTCATTCTCATTTGAAGAAATAGCAGATATACTACAAAGTAAAGGTAGAGTAGTAGATGAAAATGCTATTGAAACTTTCCAAATGCTTCGTTATGAAACACAAGGTAAAGTAGCTTTAGGTAGCTTAGCAGTTACTTTCGCAGGATTCGCTGCTATTAATGATAGATGTACTGGTAATGGTCATTATAATAAAGCTATACAAAGACAAAGGATAAAAAGTGGTTGGAAAGCTAAATCATGTAAAGTACCAGGAACTGATAAACAAGTTAGTTACGATTGGATGGGTCCAATAGGAGACTGGTTATCATTAACTATTGATACAGTTGATAATTTTGATAGTTTAACAACAGCTATGCAAGAAGATCTCCTAAATAAATTAACTTTTGTTATGGGTTCTGCTCTATTTAATAGAGGCGCCTTAGTTATGTTAGAACCAATGTTTGACGTAATGCAAGGTAATGGTGCAGCTGCTACTAGATTTTTAACAAGCTTTGGAAATGATCTGGTTCCTTTAGGTGGTTTAAGAAATGAAATTGGTAAAGTTTTATACCCACAATTACGTCAAATTAGAGCTGAATTAGATACTAATTTACGAAATAGAAATGCCTGGTTAGATGCTTTTGATCCTGAACGTGCCCTACCTTCTGTAGTAGATCCTATAGATGGTAGAGAAATAGGTCAAGAAACTAACTGGTTTATTAGGGTATGGAATAGAGGACCAGCAAAAGTAACTTCTAAACCATCCAAAGAAAGGCAATTCTTAATTGATATTGAATTTAATAGTTCACCTACTATGAATATGAGCCAACGTGGTGCTATATTAGAGGATCATGAGATCACTGCTATCAATTCGAAGATGGGTAAAATGGGAATTTATAAGAAGAAGATTAATGAAATCATGAAAGATGCTAATCGACTTACTTATAAAGCTGCTGATGGGACTGTTTATAGAGGTTTCAAGAGTATTATTCAAGCTCAACGTAGAGGCGGAATACCTTCTGATATACTAGATAGTGGTAAATATGCTCAGATTTTCAGTAGACTTAGAAGTGCATATGCAGATTCTAAGCGTTTAGCTGAGGACAATCTAGAAGAACCACTAAGATCTATTATTAGAAGAAGAGAATATGATAAACAGAATGCAGATTATAACCAAAAAGCTGGTAAAATAGATCAAGTCTTACAAGACTCTGGCTTACAGAAAACACTAAACATTGCTAAATAATGGCTTACATAACAGAAAACAGTCATACCCAAACGGTAGGAGGTAACAAAAACTTTACAGTTGGCTTCCCGTTTTTAGCAAGGACTGATATAAAAGTACAATTAAATGGTGTAACTCAAACGGTAACTAATGATTACACCATAGATGAAATATCAGGCCACACCACTGTTATTTTCAATACAGCTCCACCTACTTCTCCAGCTGCAACTATACGGATCTTTAGGGATACTGATATAGATGCTATTGAAGCTACTTATGTACCAGGTAGTTCAATTAGAGCTGGAGACTTAAATAATAATAACACCCAATTATTATATGCTGCACAAGAATTTGGTACATTAAAAGAAGATACTTCGGTATCATTTACTTTAGGTAACAAAGGTGATGTCAGTGTTAATAGTTCAACTGATTGGAGTTTAAATGCTAACTCTGTTGAACTAGCTAACATGGCTAATAATAGCGTTGATACTAATGAATTAGTGAATGATGCTGTTACAGTAGATAAAGTAGCAGATAATGCTATCAAAACAAGTCACATACAAACTAATGCTATCACTAATGCTAAGATGGCAGATGATAGTGTTAATACAGCTGAGCTTATTGATGAAGCTGTAACACGTGCTAAAGTAACTCCAGGGGGATTTAATCCTGTTGGTACTGTCATATGGTATGCTGGCTCAACAGCTCCTGCAGGCTATTTAAAAGCCAATGGAGATGCTATTGCTAATGGTAGTGGTACAACACAAAGTATTACTGCTAACTTTAGTGCATTATATGCTATTGTAGGTGCTAACTTACCTGATTTACGTGGTGAATTTGTAAGAGGATTAGATGATAGTAGAGGTGTAGATGCTGGTAGATCTATTAGAAGTACTCAATCTGGTCAGAATGCTCAACATAACCATACTGCTACTTCAAGTTCAAGCTCTACTCAAGCTGCTCATAGTCATAGTTTGAACTATGAGAGGAAAATGGGTGAAGATACAGGATGGATGAGAATTACTGATATTCGTAGAGAAGGAGGAGATAGTGATGGAGGAGCAGATACTTTCACCAATGATACAACTTCAGGTTTTATGAATGATGCTACACCTGCTGTAACAACTACAACTACAACAACAATAGCAAATCAAGGTGGAACAGAAGCAAGACCAAGAAACGTGGCTCTTTTAGCCTGTATTAAATATTAAAATATGACCGTAACAACTGAACATTTTTATACGGGTAATGGCTCCACCGATACTTACGCGTACACATTTCCATATTATAAGACGTCAGATATCAAGGTAACTTGGGATGGCGCACTAAAAACTGAATCAACACATTATAACGTTACTGGGACTAATATCGTTTTTACAAGCGGTAATATACCTGGGAATGACGTTGCAATACATATTTATAGAGAAACTGATGTAGACACATCCAAGGCAACATTTGCCCCAGGGTCATCTATCAGAGCTGGCGATTTAAATAATAATGAGTTGCAGCTTTTATATGCTGCACAAGAAGTACAAGGACAACAGATTAAGACAGCAGATTTTAAAGATAGTGTTATAACATCTGCAAAGATAATAGACGGAACTATAGCTACAGCAGATATAGCTAATAGTGCTATAACTTCTGCTAAGATTGCAGATGGTACGATTGAATCAGGAGATATAGCTAATAATGCAGTAATAACTGCTAAGATACCTGATAACGGTATCACGATGGCTAAATTAGCTAGTGGTACACTTCCAACTGATATAACTATAGCTGCCAGTAACATTGGTACAGGTGCTATAGTAGCTGATAAGTTAGCTACAGATGCAGTAACAACAGTTAAGATATTAAATAGTAATGTAACTACAGATAAGTTAGCTACTAATGCTGTTACGACTGCTAAGATATTAGACGGTAATGTAACAACAGCTAAGATTCCTGATGGTGCTATTACATCTGCTAAGATATTAGATGGTGCTATATCTTCAACTGATATAGGAACAGGTGGGGTTGCTACAGCTAACCTTGCTAATAATGCTGTTACTTCAGCAAAGATTGCTACCAATACCATTGAAACAGATGATATAAAAGATGGTGCTATAACTAATGTTAAGATTGCTGCTAATTCTATTGAAGCTGGTAGCTTAGCTGAAAGTTATTATACGGAAGCAGAAGCTGATGCAAGATTTTATAATTTAGCTAGTGCTGAAGAGATACAATCTGGAGAAACTTGGGTAGCAGCTGATAATAAAGTTGCAACTACTTCCGCTATAGATGCACGTATTGTGGATCTTGTAGATGATGTAGGTGGTTTTGTAGCGATTGCTAATGAATTAAGTTTCCCTAATGCTAACCCTGATGTCAATAATGGTACTGGTACAATAGTTAGTATCAAATCATTTTCAAATACTTTTACAACAAATGGTAGTGGATCAGTAGGAATACAGAATG